ATAAATTTTATGAAAGATATCCGGATTTTGATCTAGAATTTTATAAAGGATTTTATCCAGATTTACTACGGGCTTTTGGAGATAAGACGAATTCATATTTTGAACATTATGAAACATTTGGTAAAAGTGATGGGGGATTATGTTGTGAAAAGGAATTTTATGAAAGATATCCGGATTTTGATATAAAATTTTATAAAGGTTTTAACAGAGATTTTCAATCTTTAAATAAATATGAATTATTACGGCATTTTCATGATATCGGATTTAAAGAAAATAAAAAATATTTTGATTATGATTTTATTGTAAATAAAGATTATTGTATAGAATATGAAAAAAATCCACAGCTAGATGATTTAATTTATAATCATACACATTATAGATATATAAATAATTATGAAGAATTAGTAAATTATAGAAAAAAATTCACTAAAAAATATTATATTTATAACAAAGAAAGTTTTTATTTATATTACGAAGATTTTGATTACGAGTTTTATACAAAAAAATATACATTAAATCAAATAACAGTATTCGAAAATTTATTACATTATCATTCGGTAGGAAAATATATTAATGAAGTTATTAATGATAAAATTAAAATAATTATTTATTCACCTCCTTATAATAATAAATGTGGTGGAATAATAGTAATGCATTACTTTGCACAAATTATTAATACTTTTTATAATGATAAATTTTATGTAAAATTGTTTATGCAAAATAATTTGAAATATAAAAATCCATTTTGTAATAATTTTGCAAGATTAGATGAAATTAACAATAATACTATTGTTGTATATCCAGAAATAGTTTCCTGTAATCCTTTAAATGCAAAAAATGTAGTTAGATGGATATTATTAGAATTGGGAATTGAAATGCCGGTCGATCATTATAAATTATGGTCAAAAGGTGATTGTATATACCATTGGGAAACAAATCATACTTTATCAAATTATAAACAATTATGCTGCCCTTGGTTAAATCCTATTTTTTGTAACAAAAACATTCCACAAGAAATGAAAGAGCAAACATGTTATTTAATTAAAAAAGGTCGACTAATTCATAAACAAATAACGATTATTCATCCATCTGATAGTATATGTATCGATGATTTATCCTTATCAGAAATAAATGAAGTATTTAATAATTGCAAATATTTTTATTGTTATGATCCAAATTCAGCTTATGTTATATTTTCACTTATTTGTGGATGTATACCAATTATTCAACCTATAGAAGGTATAAATGAAGAAGAATTTTTTAAATCACGAATATATAATTTCAAAGGTACTATTTATAAAAAAGGCATCGTTTATGGTGGTGTAAATAAAATAAATTACATTTTAGAAAATAAGCTTAATACAAATAATAATGAATATTATAAAAATTTATTTGATAAATACAAAGAAACAATACCGCCTTTTTTAAATGATTTAAGTAATTTAGTACACCGTTGACAATTTAAACGCTTTTAATTGATTAAAATATAATATCTTTTTTTATTATAATGTCAATAAATAAAAAAGTTTGGTACGCTCCAAACAAAAAAGAAGCATATGGGGAGAGAGAAATTCAAGCTGTGATAGATTGTTTAAATGATGGTTGGTTGGCGGGTTTTGGACCTCGAAGTGTTCAATTTGAAAAAGAAGTTTCCAAATTGTTTAGTAAAAAAAATGGATTATTTGTTAATAGTGGATCTTCCGCTATATTATTAGGATTGAATGCGTTAAATCTTGAACAAGGTTCTGAGGTTTTAACCGCAGCTTGTACTTTTTCAACTACTTTAGCTCCAATTATTCAATGTGGTTTAAAACCAGTTTTTTGTGATGTTGAAATAGGAACTTACGTTTCTAGTGTAGAACAGGTGTTGTCGAGAGTTACAGAGAATACAAAAGTAATTTTATTACCTAATTTAATAGGTTCAAAACCTGATTGGGCTGGAATTAGAGAAGCAGTTGGTCCAGATATGATATTATTTGAAGATTCTGCGGATACTATAACAAGTACGCCTGAAACAGACATGGCAATAACAAGTTTTTATTCAAGTCATTTGATTACTGCTTGCGGTTCAGGAGGTATGTTTATGTGTAATGACGAAAAATTATTAAAACGTGCAACCATGTTTAGAGATTGGGGTAGAATTGGGGATAATTCTGAAGATGTAAAAACTAGGTTTGAATACTCAATAGATGGTATTCCTTATGATTATAAATTTTTGTATGGCGCTGTTGGATACAATATGAAATCATCCGAAGTAAATGCTGCTTTTGGATTGGTACAACTTGAACGTATTGAAGAAATACGAGGGAAAAGACGATCTATTTTTAACCGATATTTAGAAAATTTAAAAGATGTTCCAGAAATTGTCTTACCGGTGAATACATACAATTCTGATTGGCTAGCTATTCCTTTTATGACTAAAAATCGAATGCCATTATTAACATTTTTAGAGGAAAAGAATGTACAAACTCGTGTTTGTTTTGCAGGTAACGTCACTAGACATCCAGTATATCGTCAATTTTTAGAAGAATTTCCGAATTCTGATAGAATTATGGCCGAGGGGTTTTTACTAGGAGCTCATCATGGGATGACTGTAGAGGATTGTGATTATGTTTGTGATAAAATTAAAGAGTATTTTGATTTAGAAAAATGCTGAGTTAATTATTTATATTAATGAGTTAATTATTTATATTGAATATATATATGAAAATTTGTTATGGTATAACAAATAATTTTATTGATGTTACAGAAATATGTTTAACAAGATTACTTATAAACAATAAAATTTCAATACCTTCAAAAGATATTGAAAGAGCACAATATTTTGGAGATCATATTCCTGGTGTGAGAAAATTTGTTAAAATGATTGACAATAATAATTTTACAAATTTTTTTTATGAAGATGATGAAATAAATGTTTCATTGGATGATAATTTTAGCAATTCGCATTATATTGAAAAAATACAGATTGATCAATATTATAATAATGTATATGATTATGATAGAAATATTCCCATCGATTATTTAGAAAAATTAGAAAGTTACAATAATAATAATAATGAAAATTTAAATTTTGATTTCATGAAAAATAATATTGATAAAACATTATTTAAAGAAACTGTTTTTGATCATCTCATTCCAAAAGATACATATAGATATAATTATCTGAAACAAATGTTATTAGATATTTTAATTAACAAAAGTTTAAGTTTTAAATGTTTAAAAACAAATTGTATTTACAGAACAAATAAATCAATATACAAATTAGTACCATTAAAAGAATACGTTGCTGCAAATTTTGACGATATAAATATTTATATATTTGATCAGACTATAGACCCATTTATAGTAGTGATGGGAAATGGGTCTAACCACATGGTTTTACATACAAATATTTTATTTGTTTTTTATTATAAATCAAACACGTTATATAGTTTTGGTGATATAAATCATTGGAAAATAGATTTTCATCAAATTATAAGAGAAGTAAAAGATTATTTATTAAATAATATTCTAATTGAAAAAAAATCGAATGCTTTTATGTTTGGGTTTTCAGTAAATATAGGTCATTCTTATTGGAATGATTTATCTGGATTTAAATTTATAGTCGATATGGGGATGTTAAAATATATAGATAAAATTATTATTGGACCGTATGATTATTATTATATAAAAGATTATTTAATTAAAAATGGATTTAATAATATTATTTCTGAACATCAATTAGAAAACATTAACCATATTTGTGAAAATGATTTTTTATTTAAATACAACGATATGTTTATGTACGAAAGTTTAAAAAAATTTACTATTGAAAATATATCTGAATATAATAATGAAATTGAAGAAGAGATTAATTATGTAAAAAAATCATACTATCCTATTATAACATTCAACTTAAGAGGAGTTTATAGAAATTTGTATAATCAAGAAGAAGTTATCTCTTCTATAATAAATAATTTATTATTAATTTACCCAAATATGTATATTTTATTTGATGGTTACATCGTAAATGATAATACTAATTTAAGTTTTTTTAAAAGTGAAGGTATTGAAAGTAATCAGGATTTATTTAATAAATCATATTATAGTATAGTTAATTCAATTATTGAAAAAATTAATACAACAAATTTTAAATCTTTAATAGGAACTAATTTATTTAACCAACTTAAGTGGTTAGATATATCAAGTTATGGTTTAATGCAATTAGGTGCAGGTAGCTTTAACTACACTTGGACAATGAACAAAAAATGCATTTATGTTGGAAGAAATAGTTCTGTGAATGACGCAGTATTAATTCATACATATCATGATTTTATTTTTCGTGAAAATAGAGATTTTACAACTTATATTAATCCTAATATAGTTGATTTTACATCTTTTCCTAACCATCAATTTGGAATTGATTTTCAAACCATTTTGTATTTTATGTTTCGTGATTTAATTTTATTAGAAAAACATAATTTTCAGTTATCACAGTTTGAAAATTTAAAAAAATATAATATTTATCAATCATGGGGATTAGATAATTTAAGCTTAGAAGAACTTAAAAGTAATGATAATATTTATGAAAATTTAAACCGAATAAAAGATTATATTTATAATCAAATGTAAAAATATTATTTAGATAATACATAATTTATTATATATTTTATTATTATAAATTATAATATTATTTCATCTAAACAATTTTCACTATCATTTCCTTTTTGAATTCTTCTCTATCTAAAAAGGGATCCATATCTTCAAAAGGACGATTCGTAAAAGTACCGTCGTCATTTTTTATAGCATTTAATCTAGGAACGCGTCCTTGAATACAACAAAAAACTTCTAATATTACGGTACCTTTATAATCTAAAAAGGATTGAATATTTTTATCAATATCTTCATTTTTTCCTACGGATAAATATTGTATTCCATACGCTTTTGCTATTTTTTCAGAATCCGGGAAAGAAAGACCACTACTATAATCAACTCCATATTTTGCTTTGAAAAAATTACTTTGTGTTATTTCTATTGCTCCGTATGCTCCATTATTAAATAGCAATATTTTAATAGGTAATTTATATTGTATTATGGTTTGTAATTCCTGTATATTCAATTGAAATGAACCTTCTCCCAATATAGGAACAACCATTTTTTCTTTTTCAGCAACAATAGAACCAATACTCGCTGGTAATTCAAAACCCATATCACCTTGACTACTAATAATAAATTTATCTCCTTTTTTCACATTTACCATATGCCATACGTTGGTAATAATAGACCCAGAAGAAGTAATAATAATCTTATTTTCGGGCGCCTTTTCAAAAAACTTTTTCAATAAATGATATGGATTTATACCTTTACTATCGTCCATTACATTTACAGGTAATTCGAATTGCCATTTATTTTTCCAACGATTACATGTAGTAATCCATTCAATATATGGTTTATTTTTGTAATGATAAAAATCAAAAAATAAATTTAAATCCATATTTATTTTAAAATCGTAATGGGTGTTAATTTTTTCCAACTCGTTTTGGTCGTTATCTATGTAAATAATTTTTGATTCTCTAGCAAACCAATCTGACCTATAACCGATAATACCTTGTGCCATTCTGCAACCAAAAGATATTAATAAATCGCAATTTTGCATAGCAAAATTTCCTCCTCTATCACCTATTAAACCTATTTTACCAACGTATAATTCATCCTCATTTTCAATCAAATCTGTTCCATGAAATGTAACAACTACAGGAATCTTATATTTATTTAAAAAATTTCTAAATTTATCGTTGCAATTTCCTAATTTAATTCCATTTCCGGCAATAATTAATGGTCTTTTCGATTCCAATAACAATTGATGAATATTTTCCAAATCACTCAAAGAAGGCTTTTGTCCAATATTATCTTTTTCAATAATTGGAATATCTGTTTCTTCCATTAAAAAACCTTGAATATCAACACAAATAGATAACCATACAGGACCCGGTCTTCCATTTATTACATTTTTAATAGCTTCTATTAATACTGGTGGGACTTCTTCTATTTTCGTAATTTCATACGCATATTTTGTTATAGGGGTTACCATAGAAATAATATCACTATCAGCACCCGCATAATGCCTCAACTTCATTTTTTCTGTATTCGTGCTTCTAATACATTCATTACTCTTAACTTGTCCTGATATAAATAAAATTGGTAAACTATCTTGATGTGCTACTAAACAAGGTGAAATTACATTCGTTGCTGCACATCCAGCCGTTGTACAAACGATACAAGGTTTTGAATTGGTTTTTGTATAACCAGTTGCCGCATATCCACAAGCTTGTTCATGATGTTGGTAATAAATATCAAACCCTCCGTTTTTTCCGAATGAATCATTCAAATGCATCGCAAATCCACCAGTAATAGTAAAAAGTGTATCTAAACCGTTTTTAATTAAAAAATTGGTAATGAAATCACTTACCTTAATTTTCATCGAAGTATATATTTTACGGGTATTATATTTATAAAATAGTAAATAAATCGCAAAAAATACTTTTCATTTTTTCATTAATTTCTTCTAATTTTTTATATACAAAAATTGATTTACCAATATCATCTAATAATATAAAACAAATTAAATCACCTGAGTTTTTCTTATCATTTAACAAATGATGTAAAAATGTATTATATGAAAAATCTATCTTTTTAAATTTTTCTGGTATTAATTTTAATATTAAATTATTAATTTCCTGATATTTATTATCATAAAATAAAGTATTAATAATATACATACCGTAAAGTACCGAAATGCCATGTGGAATAAAATAATTTGTAGTTGATTCAATTGCGTGGCCCATAGTATGTCCATAATTTAATACCCTTCTCTCGTTTTTATCTAGTTCATCATGTTCAATTATCACTTTCTTTACAGAAGTAGACATTTTAATAATTTTAATAAAATCTTTGTTTTCAAAATATTTTTTAAAATAATCAAAGCATTCCTGACCTCCAATTAATGAGAGTTTTAAAGATTCTCCTATTCCGGATATTATATCATCCGTATGAAGTGATCGAATAAAAAATTTTGAAATAAAAATTTTCGAAGGAGAATAAAAAACTCCCAATAAATTTTTACTTTTATGATTCAAACAAGTTTTTCCACCTATCGCACTATCAGTCATAGATAAAACTGTCGTTGGTATTAAAATCCATTCAATACCTCTCTTATATATACATGATACGAATCCACTTATATCTTGTGTAATTCCACCACCGATAACTATTAATTTATTTTGTTTCGTAAAATTCAATTCAGTTAATATATTAATTATTTCAATAACAGTATCGATGTTTTTATTTTCTTCTATTGCATTTAATTTATAAATATATTTTTTGTTAATATTGTGAAATGCTGATGTATCTAAATTAAATACATTATTATCTAGTATTATAAAATCGTTTTCTTGATAATTTTCTTTTACTAAGTTATATAAATTTTCATTAGAATAAACAACATTATATAATTTACTATAAGATTTTATAGAAGAAGTTTCTGATTCATCAATACAAAGAGAAAATTTTGTATCATTAACATTAAATTCCATATATTATAATTAACTATAATTTAATATGGAATTTAATTAAATTTTCTTATATTTGTAAATCCTAAATCTAATTTTATAGATTGACCTGTTATTCCGGTATTTTCAATACATAAAAATTTAACTGTATTAAACACATCCTCTAAACTTATGAATCTATTAAAATATAAAAAATTTTTTATATAATCAAATTGTTCTTCGTTGAGTGTTTTTTTAGACATTTCATTTTCTATTACACCTGGTAACACATTATTAATTAAAATGTTATGTTTTGATAAATTTATAGATAAATTCTTTACAAGACCGCTTAAAGCAGCTTTTGAAACCGTATAAGATAATTTATTTTCTCTTGTGAATTCTTCCCATATAGAACTAACAATTACCATTTTTCCGTCATTATTTAATTTATCATTTTCCAATAAAAATTTAAGAGTTTTAATAATAAATAATACATTAACACTCATAATTTTGTTATATTCATCATCTGAAAAACTTAAAATATTATCATTAACATTATAACCTTGACACCAAACAACTACATCTATTTTTTCTATTTTCAACAATTCATCCATATTATTATTAACATGAATGAAATTGGTTTCGTTATTTGTTGATGTTCCATAAACATTATAATTTAATTTTAAAAATGAATCATAAATAAATCCACCAACAGAACCTGTAGCACCAAAAATTAAAATACTTTTCATTTAATAATAATTTATTATTTTTCTATTTTATTCAACGAAATTCTATCTTGAATCATTTTAATTCTTGCCACGTCTTTATTTGCATGTAAACTATACCTTTCGTTTATATACTTTAACCAAGCAATTTCAAACACATTTCCCCAATATAACAATTTATCTAAATCATTATTAATTTTATGTGTATCATAAATAATATAACGTGTTTCGAATTTGTCTAATAATTTTTTTTCTAATAATTTTTTTATAAAATCACTTGAACCAATACTTATAGCACCACCTAGATAACATAGCGCTCCTCTTTTTCTTGTTTCGACAAAAACTTCTTCTACCATTCTGTACATTTCTTCACTATCTACATAAGTTCGATCTTTATCTATTGAACTAACAAAATCAACACGACCAAAAGTTACAAAATCAACTTTATCAAAAATTTCAGACATTTTTTCTAAATTTTGATAACCACAAATGGTTTCCAAATTAAACCCTTTTTTTTTATTATAATTATAACAATCTAAAGATTTTAAAAACTTTTTTAAAGCAAATTTGCTTTCTATCATCGGTGCAACAATTGTATCAACATTCAAATCTATACAATCAACAATATCTCTTTTCGCTTCACAACCTCCAATTTTAACAGATAATTCTAATCCAACTTTACAAGTTAAATTACGCATAGTTATAATTTCATTATACAAAGCTCCTTCGTCTTCAAATGAAATTTTTACGCCAGAACAACCCATGCTTTTAAGTTTTTCTAAAACTTCGATTAAATTTTCCATATACAATTAGATATTATTTATTATTTTAGACTTATAATATAATTTATACCTTTTCTCATTTAAAATGCCTATATAATTAGTACTTAAGCAACTCAGAATTCCATTTTCTTTCATTTTTTAAAGCCCATATTACATTATCAATTTGTAGTTCATAATAAATATCATTATTTATAATATATTTCTGGTTTGACTTTTCTACTATATTTTTTTGTGTATTACTATAAAAATATAAATTAGTATTATTTGGGAAATCGGTAATATTTCCATTTGTATCAGTAAAATATAATAAAGTTTCATTTACGTTTACAACATCAGTTGTTATATTATAATAAACATTGCCAATACAATATTTTATAGTATTCACCATTTATAATACTTTACTTTATACATACGTTTAAGTTTTTTTAAATATTTATATATAAAATATATATTTTTATATTTTATCTAATTTCATAACTTGTAAAATATATAAAAATTTATAATAATGTATGACTGTTCGGAGATTGGTGATATTTATTGGAAGGAAACGGCCAACGAACAGGTAAATTTGTCAAACTCGTCGGTAATGTAACTGCGCACGCCTTTTTGTTTTGAAAAGGGAAAATAGGGGGATTATTACATGTAGCGTGTTTTTGTTTCAAAATAAATGGATTGATAGGAATAGAACCAGCATTTCCAGTATCAATAGAATTGGTTGCAGAAAATTTTCTAAAACTAGCTGCGTTGGTTTCAATCGTATTTACATCTAACTTGAATGTTCTAGTGCTACTTGAAACTGCACCTTGTTGAGCATATTGATAATTATTTGGTTTATATACAACAAGCTTACATCCTCTTGCATTTGTAGGACCTTCGATTGGTACACCGTAGTAAGGATTTAGAATAAAAGCATTATATGTAGAAAGAGCGTTATTACGATTTGTCTCATCTAGTCCCGTTAAATAATTAAGTAAAATATCTAATGTAGGAGTTTGATTCTCGCTTAAAAAATTATTTATTTCACTTTCTGTGAGTATGGATTGTTGTTTTAATATATTTAATAATCTCTCTACTAAATCAAGAACAGATGCAGAACGTATTTCACTATTTGGATAACAATTCGCCACGTATGTATTGCTGATTAAAGCTAATGGACTTCCTGGTTTAGATGCAAAACTAGTAACAGCCGTGACTTCTGCGCCTTCTACATTAGAAGCAACCATGGGATCAACCGTCTGGAAATTAAAGATACGTTGGTCATAAGTTTGACATCTGTTTTGACGATACGTTTGTAAAGTAGTATAATAATTCTTTTTAAGATTTGTGCTAGCAGGCAAAACACGCCGTACTGCTTTTCTCTCTTCGTTACAACATAAAGGTCTTGTGGTTGTAATGATATCAGGGTTTTCTGTCAAATACCGATTATTCGGATAATAACTTGCAACAATTCCGAATCCTTGACAAGTATTGCAATCTGCAGTCAGTTTTTCTCTATTATTTTTTTCTGCGGGAGTATTTTCTTTTACTATAAAAGCACCTGGTCTATCAATCATTTGATTCAATATCCCCATACCTCCACTTCCTCCACTCAGAGAAGCACCATAAGAAGATTTAACCATACGATTTATATTGTATTGAATCTGAAGTTGCTCTGCTGTTCCTATACTTGTATCTTTTGTAAGCACACTTGTATAATGAGGAACGACACGTCCTTTTCTATAATGTTTAATAGGTCTAGCAAGTCCAAAACCAGTCTGAAATACATTTCCCGGGTCTAAATTGGTAAGAGGCCTTATATTACTAGATGTAATACCGACAGGATTACTAAAGACGCCATCTCCTTTCCATGGAACATAACCACCGTGAGGAAGACGATTATTATAACTATTCATTCCTAATGGATAAAAAGCTGAAGACATTTATAATATTAATAAAGAAAATAAAAGGAATATATATAAATGCTGCTCATTTGGTTTTTAATTATTTTTTTTCTTTTATTAATTCTTTCTCAAATATTTTTAGCACATTTTTATGATTTTTATGAAAGTGAAGGATTTACAGATGCTTCTAACAATTCAGATGCTTCTAATAATACACAATTTCAAAGCTATAGTACCAATCCACCCAATAATTCAACGTTAGCCCTAGCACAACAGAATGAAAACAATATTATTTATTTGAATAATCAATTATCAGGAATATCTCATTTAAAAAATGTAATTCATGATTTGAGTGGAAATGTTACTAATTTATCTTCTCAAGTAAGTCAACTTATGCAAGCACAACAAAATGCAGGTGTTCAAGTCGCACCTAGCTCTCCTCCTACTATCGGCGGGACTACCGATTAGACACCGAATAAGCAAAATAATACAAAATATAATATTTATATAAAATAAGAATGTCTAATTTATTTCAAGAAGTTTTAACAGATGCAAAGGGTGTAGAAGCAAAATTATTAGGTCCATCTTATCCTTATTACAAAAATATTAAAATGCCGAATGAGCTTGGCATGTCTGAGAAAGGTACACTAAACACTTTGGGAAAGGATATTGGTGGTCTGATTGATTACGTAGAAGTATTAGTCGCCGGAAATAGTAAGGCTTCTGCAACAGGTGGTCCTTTAGGAGACAAATTTTTTTTACAAACGGGCGCGAAATGTGTAAATCAATCCAATCAACAAGTTGATAGATACATATACGTTGATAATGTGCCGGATGGTGACATTCCATTTTTAACTAGTGGAATGGGAGTTAATTTTTCCGATATGGAAGGTCTTATTCCAGGTGCTATGGGCAATTTGAGTGTTTTAAACCCATTTAATATAATGAAGGCTTTTTTATCAGGAGCTACTCCACCATGCCAGGAAATTACGATGCAAACTATCGATGCAAGTAATAATAAATCTACAGAGACACATTATGTTACCGTTACAGATATAAATGAAATGGACGCTTGTACTTTTTCAAATAAAATAAATCCGGTCACACAAGTAAAATGTAAAGACGCGTTCACTTTACAAAATGCAAGTCCAATCAACATGCCCAAAGATTGGTCTACTCAAATTTATTTTTTTGCTTTAGCTGCTATTTTGGTGTATTTTTTTTATAAAATAATGATTAAATCCAAATAAATATTTTTCATAAATGTGAAAAATATGAAAAATATGAAATTTAACGTCTTCTAGTACGTCTTTTTTTAGTTTTTCCGCCTACATAATGTGCCTTGGCGGTAGGATATCCATGATAAGAACCAGCATGTCTTGCTAAATCGTTTCCCTTATAAGGTCCGACATTCCCACCACGCAACCTGGATCTTTTTCCACCATATATTGAACTACTACCTGTTCCGTAATTTGATCCGTAATTTGAACCTGTTCCATATCCGGTTGATCCGTAATTTGAACCTGTTCCGTAATTTGATCCGTAATTTGAACCTGTTCCGTATCCATTTGATCCATAATTTGAACCTGTTCCGTAATTTGATCCGTAATTTGAACCTGTTCCGTATCCATTTGATCCATAATTTGAACCTGTTCCGTAATCTGTTCCATAATTTGAACCTGTTCCATAATCCGTTGCCCCATAATTTCCTACACTAGAAGATTCGTATGATTCGTTCGGAAATCCTCCTTTTTTACTTTTTTTACTTTTTACCATTATATTATAACTAGAGAAAATATGCAAAATATTATTCTTTTAATACAAAACGCTTGTACATTTCATAAGCAGCAAGACCACCTAAAGTTTCTACAATAATATAAGGAAGAAGGTCTGCTTTCCCTAATTTTCCTGCAGTATAAAGAGATATAGCTACAGCCGGATTATAAGCACCCCCTGAAATAGAACCTCCTAAAAATACACCAACTGCTAATGCGGCGCCAATAGCTAAAAAGTTACCTGTAGAAAAAATGACAAACACTAATAACATAGTTCCTAAAAATTCTACTAAATACTTGTTCATAATATATTATAACATATTAATAATTTTGTCTCGGAATAGAACCCCACGCACAAACATTACCATTCGTTAAAGTTCGATTTTCGATGGCCCCTTTTTTTCTGGGCGCTACACAACCTCCAGACCGAACTCTACGTAAAGAACTTCTTAACCCGCTTGGATAATAATTTTTCGTAGTATAACTGGCTTCTAAAGGCAGTCCTACTTTATAGGAACTTTTTCCGACAGCTAAAGCTTTGAGTTTTTGTACATAAGAAGAAGACTCTATCGGTTTTATATAATTCATGTGGCTTGAAACATTACGTCTAATTCCTGTTGAATAATCATAAAAACCTTGACCTGCTAATTTCACCGCTCTCTCTCTTTTTATAAAGAATCCAAGGCGTGATTCGCTAGTTCTGTAATACTGTTGTCGCGAATTTGAAAATTGGTCTGCGTTGACTGGTTCTTGAGATGGATAAAATTGAGGAGGATTTGGATGCATACCATTCAACGTGCCATAACTATGATAAGGAATCACCGACGGATATTGATTTGTGCTTAAAGGACCAAAAATAGGAGCGTTCACATAACTTCCATAAGAAGTAGAACCAATATTTCTTGAAATTCCATATGGACTACTCATTACTATAGTGAATGAAAATAAATATACAAAATTATATACGAATAGAAAAATATCTTTAAAACCTTCTAATATTACGAATCGCCGATTGACTGGCTTTAAACATATCTCCTCCATTACTTACATCGTTGTAATTTTTGTTGACAGCTAATTGTTTTTTATAACGAACATAATCAGAACTATCATACACATATTTCACGTTACACGAAGCAGGCGGTAATCTGGTTTCATCACACGCTGAGCTATTAATAGCTCCAAATTTATTTCTTAATCCGTGAAGATTTGGGCGACTCTGAAATGTTTGACATGTACCACCACAAGAATAATCTTTTCTAGATAAAATATCTCCTGAATTGGTTACAGCACGAAAAGGAGTGCATGCGCCAGTACTAGATCCTTGCACTTTTCCGTCATACATATTGTTCCAGGCATGTTTTAATGAGAAACGGATTTGTTCGTAATTTACATATGTTTTGTCGACATAAATAGTTGCTTGAGGCATGATTCCGCGAATACCGCCACCCAATAATCCTTTCAACGGAATTTTTATTCCTGGGATTGCAAAAGGAATTCCGCCACTTGTAAAAGATTGTTGTCTAGAATTTGAATTAAAACTAACAGACATATATTATAAAAGTATAAAAAATTCACGCCTTCTAAATATTTTAAATATTTTTCTATATATATGAATCCTTATTTTTTATCTGCAGTTATCTTTCTAGTGTTGGATAGTATTTATTTAAATATTATTAAAAGATATTTTAATATTCAAATTAAAGTCATACAAGGTTTCGATATTCAAATAAATATTATTGCAACTATTATTACTTACATTTTTTTGATTTTTGGGTTGAATTATTTTATTATTAGAGAGAAAAGAAGTGTAAAGGATGCGGCTTTATTAGGGTTTGTTATATATGGGGTATACGAATTTACTAATTTAGCGTTGTTTAAAAAATGGTTTCTTTTAACTGCTTTAGTGGATACTGTTTGGGGAGCTTTGTTATTTGGGATTACTACTGCAATCGTGTATAAAATGAAAAATTAAGCGTTTTTCTCTTTCTCTCCGTATAACTGGAATTCATGAATTCAAGAGTCATTCGTACCGGAATCTGTAGTTAAAATATCTGTTAAAACAGAAAAAAAACTGGATTTCTCTTCTTCTATTTCTTCTTCTTGTTCTTCTTCTATTTCTTCTTCTTGTTCTTCTTCTATTTCTTCTTCTTGTTCTTCTTCTTGTTCTATTTCTTGTTCTATTTCTTGTTCTTTTTCTTGTTCTTCTTCTTGTTCTTTTTCTTGTTCTATTTCTTGTTCTTCTTCTTGTTCTATTTCTTCTGTTTCAGAACAAAAATCGGTCTCTATAGTCAAGTTTTCTTTTTTTTCTATTTCTTCTGTTTCTCTTTTGGGAAAATCGGACTCTATAGTCAAGTTTTCTTTTTCTTCTTTTTCTTCTTTTTCTTCCTTTTCTTTTTCATTCTTATCTATTTGTTCATGTACCTTTTGTTCATAAAGTGTTTCATTTGTTGTAAAATTACTAAACAAAGACAAAAAACTAACAAAAAAATTGGATAGTTTCATTTGTGTTTATATTAATTATTTATATTATATTTTTTACAAATGTATTTGTTGAATCAAGTCATAATTCTTGGGGCGATGTTCATCGTATTCAATTCTTGGAATAATAACTTACATGCATAAGGTATTTCTACATGAGCAAAGTCGACTCTATTGTCGCATATTTTACAGTGATGGATATTCATCTCGTTGTTGTAAGATGCAATCATCCCACATTTTTTACAAACATATACATTATATTTATCGGATACATCATACATTCTTTCTCGTGTAAATCTAGATGCACCATGACTGATCATGCAATTATGAGATACCACACCATTTGCCAAGAACGAATGTGTATCATCCACTTGAATGTCATATACTTTATGAACACCTGCAGGTCTAACACCAATCACTTTTAAATTCATAGTTGGTAATCCGTTGCTGCTTCTGTTCACGCCATACGAAATACGTTCTTTGTCATCCTCTAAAAACCAATCAATCGCCCCGATTTCTGTCAAATACTCTTCCGCCGTAGGGAAGGATTTGCTGGCGAATTTTCCAAATTCTGTTTTTTTTGTCAAATGATCGGTAATATCATGAGTAGACGGAATGACATATGTATGAATCAGAGGTTCTTTGTCCTTTAATTCAGAGACAGCTTGTTCAATAGCCTTTTTAGTTGGAACAATTTTATCAGGCGTCTCTGTTTTGATTCTGGTAAATTGCGTTATTTCATCTACACGTTGAACTATCCAATTATGTTGTCTCACTACTTCATTCCGCAATTGTTTATAGGAAACAGCGGCTTCTAATCGTTGAGATTTATGGCAGCAATATCTAAATCCAATCTTTTCGTGAAAGAGAACCAATTCGCTCATATCTATGTGCAACGTGACTTGATAACTTTTGTTTGTATTTATCTTTGTATCGGTTGCATCCGAATAATTTTTCTTAGAATAAGATGTTTCTTTGGGTTTTTGAATAGTCGTTTGCATGATTCCAAAACGTCCTAACAATTTTTGAATATCTTGCATCATACCAATCAACGATTCAATATGTTCCATTTTTTTAGATTGTGAAAAGGATACAGACGATAATACATCACGTTTTCCCCTATGTAATCCTATTACGCTTGTATGACCATCGCCACCAAACAATCCCCCTAAAAATTCACGGACAATAGGCAGAGGACAATTCTCATCCAAAATAAATTCTGGTAATAAAGCTGGTTGATTTACTCTTTTTCCTATTTGGATACCTTTTAACTTGACAATATGGTTTATGAGAGCACTTGGTATTCTTACCATATACAAATTTTTATGCACGAAATTCTGTTGCTTTGTATCGCATAACAATTTCATATCTGCTACAAAGCTATTTACATCAATCATATGTCCTAAGAAGACAGCAGACCTAATTTGATTTTTTGTTTTAGAAATATTTCCATCTGTAATTAGATATCCGATTAATTTAGATAATACTAGTGTTTTTTTATAATTTTCAATAGTATTCGTATCAAACAATAAATCACCCGCTGTAACTCGCCATTCATTACATTCTTGAATTTCTTCGTTAAAATCTACAACTGGACATCTTAATCCAACCTTCACCTTTTGAGATTCGTCCATCAAATCTTTGGCTTTTACCCATACATTCTCTGACGTAAGAATTGGATGGTCTGGTGTACATATTTTTTTTCTACCATCTTCAAAAGTCAATTCTACACAATCGCGTTCCCCTTTATATAGAAACCCTGATTGTTTTGATTGAACAAGTGTATCGGTCTGTTCATCCCATCCCAACACTTCGTTGTCGCAATTCTGCATATTTTTAATTTTAATACTAAGACCATTTGTCATCGTAACAGCTGTGTTTTCTTCTTCGCAATCACGTTCCATCTCGCCAAATCGTAGCCCACCATCTCTAGAGCGTCCTTCGGCGGGTTGTCTTGTCAAATTCACCATCGGACCAATAGACCTGCTATGTGTCTTGTCGGCAACCATATGTTTCAACCTTTGATAAAAGACCGGACCCATAAATACGCTGCATGCTACTTGCTCGCCAGTAAGTCCGTTATACAACAATTCATTCCCGTTCGATTCATATCCAACTTTAATCAATTCATCGCAAATATCTTTCACATCAAAATGACCAAACGACGTTCCATCTCCAAACAATCCTAATTCCACCAGCACTTTTCCTAGAACGGTTTCTTTTAATTGTCCAATAGTCATTCTAGACGGAATCGCATGCGGATTAATAATAATATCTGGTTTCACTCCATCTTTATTAAAAGGCATATCGCATTCTGGGATAATATTTCCGATTGTTCCTTTTTGTCCATGACGCGAGCTGAATTTATCACCAATCACCGGTTTGCGAACCGACCTTAATCGAATTTTTGCGAAATTATATCCGTCTCCATTCTTATCAATATAATTCTTATCAATATACGTTTCTTCAGCAGTTCTGTACATTCTGCTTTGGTCTTCATATTTGATGATTTTAGTATGATCATTCCTATTTTCTTTGATAGGGGTTACTTTTGAAATAATAATATCGCGATTTTCCACAATCGTGTTTTCTGGAATCACGCCTTTGCTATTGACTTTGTTATAATTTGCCATTTTCATTCCTTTTGTTTTCGTCGAGTCTGGTTTGCAGCGAATTTCTTCGTCTCCATTAATTTTTTGTTTGTCTTCATCTTTTTCTGTATGATAAACAGTTGTTACAAATAATCCTCTATCAATAGATCCTTTGTTAAATAGCAACGAATCTTCTTGATTATAACCAGTATGAGACATAATAGCCACAATCACATTTGTTCCAGAAGGAATTTTATTGAGTTCAATCATATTCATGATTCGCGTGTCCACGAATGGGCGCGTAGGATAATTTAATACATAAGCCGTCTTGTCCATTCGGTTCTCATAATTAGTTACATAGACACCCATCGCTTGTTTTCCTTGAGCACACTGATAACAATTTCTAGGGGATTGATTATGTTCTGGAAATGGAATGCATGACCCTAATATTCCAAACATAGTGCTTGGATGAATTTCACAATGTGTATATTTTGTGTTAGATTCTTTTGTAAAAAGCTCATCTGGTTTTACTGCAATCATCGACCAATTCTGCTCTTCCGGATCAATATATTCAATAATGGAGTTAGGTAATCGGCAATTGGTCAGCAAATCGTCCCATACAAGCTCGGTCTTTTTCAATTTTTCAATAATATCCGATTGGACCAGAATATTTTTATTTTTGATTCTTAATAAAGGCCTGCACATTCTTCCACTATCATTACATACGCGTATTTCTTTCATTCGGTAATCAAATATGATCGACGTATAAACATTAATAATTCCTGCATATTTTTTCTCTTTGAGCATGTTGTATAATTCTTCGGGCGTTTCGCTGATTCCAACCCAGGCTCCGTTGATAAAGACTTTTACAAATTGATCTATTTCTTTGGTTGGCATGGAAATATTTTCTAGCGTGATAATGTTTGGTATGATATACTCATACAAAGGTAATGGATTAGAATAAATAGTAATATGTGTCATGTAACTCAGATTTTTTACGATTCCAACAGATTGACCTTCCGGAGTCTCTGCGGGGCATAAGAAGCCCCATGAGGTGTTATGCAATTTACGAGGAGGAATCAATTTACCGCTTTTATCTGTTGGGGTAGATATTCTTCGTGTATGACTTAGACTAGAAACGTATGTGAGACGATTTAATACTTGAGCTACACCCACTTTGTTACTATTGGTATTTTTAACGCCAAAATCACCTGTAGCGAGTGCGCGTTTTAATCCATTCTCAATCGTAGTTGATTTGATTATCTTGTAAATATTGGTTAGATTAATAATATTTTCGTAATTATCTTTTGACTTCCACGATCCTGTATTAATTTCTCGGATAACTTGTTTTTCCATATCCTTTACCAATTTGTTAAAATAATTTCTAAAAAGGTTATTCAATAAACTTCCAGTCAAGTCGACTCTTTTATTCGCATAAGAGTCTCTGTCATCCACCTGTAATATATTAAAAGAAGTCATCAATAATTTTTTAGTCATGTAACCTAGAAAGTAGATTTTCTCCAAATTTGTACGACAATGAGGAAACAAGTCATTTTTTAAAATATCCATAGTGAATTCCAATTTCTTCTTTTGTCCGGTTTCCTTATCCATATTAATCGGAGTAAACATTACTTGAGTTGTCATATAGTGAATACACTCTTCCTGTGTTAAATATTTATTTGATTCGATTATAGATGCTTGTAATGCACGTAACAAAGGTTTAGACTCTTCTTCTATATTTAATAATATTTTTTCACATATTTCTTTGTCAGGAATGACACCCAACGCGCGAAAGACAATAAATAATGGTATCGGTTGTTTCACTCGCGGTATTTGAATGTGAATAAAATGCCCAAATCCGTTGTCTTTGCTACTAATCATAATGTTTACTTGTTTAGGAGATATACATTTCATGTCTGGCACAGATTTGACTTCCGCTAACCAATCGTATTTTGTATTGTTTTTCGAAACATTAAAACAATACACTTTATTTTCTGCCGCTCTTTCTTGTCCCAACACCGTTTTTTCAGAACCATTAATAATAAAATAACCTCCTGCATCATATTTGCATTCACCCATTTGTGTGTGGTCTACATGACTATATTGATTGAGTACGCAAATATTGGATTTTAACATAATAGGTAGCTTTCCAATATGTATTTTATTCATCGTTTTATGAAACGTCTGCACATTTTCCAAGTCTTTACCTGTTCTTATCACGTATTTGATATTCAAATCGATTGTCATCGCAGAGGCATAAGTAAAATTTCTCAAACGCGCCTCTTGTGGAAACATGAGTTTGATTGCGCCGTTGTTTTCATGAATTTGAGGTCGATAAATGTTGAAATTTTCAAAGGTAACAAATATTTCTAAGGAGTGTTTTTTTAACGTGGGGTTAAAATCTTGTTCAGAAGCTATATGCACCGGATTAAACATATCAATCGTTTTAGTAAGTTGATGGCCTACAAAATTATTATAGGATTCCAGTTGATGACGCACCAAACGATTTAAATGCTGACCTTTAAAATAAGATTCGATGATATTAAACGGCGTTTCGATATAGGGATCCTCTGAAATATTAAATTCATTCGATTTATTTGATTCATTCGATTGAATAAATTCTCTGGATTCTTCCATTTTACTATTGTTTAATATCATTATGCGGTTATTTTATATTTCAATTTATTTTTAAATGGTTTAACTAGAGATATTATTAGAGATATTATAATTGTTTGTTTCGTTGACAATCCTTTTTTTATACATTTTCCCTTCTTTGCCACACATATTACCATTTTCCCTTGCTGTACTACAGTAAAAGTAATCTTTTTTTTCAATTCCGGATACCAAAAATGTCACTCTGTTTCCCAGTAATGGAAAAGAAGAACATTTACCGTATATATTATCAACACCATCACTATTTGTAAAAAACTTGCAATTTATACAAAGTTTGGGTTTAGGTGACATTTCTTTCAAAGAAAAAACGGATAAAATAGAAAAAAGAATCGCAATAATAGATTTCATAGTATATATTCAAAAATATATTTAAGTCTCTTTTAACAAACTTAAACATATCAGGAAAATATAAATATGGTTCGTTCAATATTTCATAATTGCGGAAAGATTTATTTGAAAACTCTTCCTACGATGATGGCTTTTTCAGGAACAGCCGGCTTACTTACAGGGATTGGTAATTACCATTACGATACTAACAATACAGACAAAAATAAAGTCATGATAAATAA